AACTCCAGACGGCACTGTTCTACAGTCTTTTCATCGTCATGATTACAAAGAGTACATCGATGCTAATGGCGAAACTTATATGATTGATGGCGGTACTGATTATATGCGGAGCTTTGTCAATAAAGAACCTGCCAAAGATGTATCCATTTATAGTGATGATCCATTTGAGATTAGACGTACTGCTAAATTATGGGGTACTTACGGTAAGAATGGCGATGAACCGTTAAGATGGATTTCAGTATCAGAAATGGAAGAGGGTCATATTGAAAAATTACTTGAACCTCAGATGTACGTTAAACCATTAATTAAAGAAATGTTACTGGAAGAAGTGCAATATAGAAACAAACTTAAAACTTGCGATTTGGAGATTATCGGATGAACGTAAGTAGAAATAGATTAGCGAATACGCAGAATGGATACCAAGGACCAAGAAAACGGGTTCTATGCGTATGTTCCGCAGGATTATTGAGAAGTCCAACTGCAGCGTGGGTGCTTAGCAATGAACCGTTCGGGTTTAATACTAGAGCGGTTGGGGCATCGGAAGAGTATGCATTAATCCCAATGGATGAAGCGCACGTTCTTTGGGCAGACGAAATTCTAACGATGGATAAAGGACAAGCATTGTTAGCAAAACAACTGCTTGATAATGTGAATCCTGATATTACTACCCCGATTCATACGCTTGATGTACCAGACAATTACGGATTTCGCGATCCAGAATTGGTAAAAATTATGACCAAGATGTTCATGAAGATGTACAAAGAAGAAACTGCAGATTAACGGTCAATTTCATAAATAGTTCTTTACTTCTTAGCAAAAAGTAGTATACTAAGCTCATCTTAACCAAACCGAGAAATTTATGCCTATCGTAACCACTTCAACTACCGTCAGAACTGCTGCTGGTACTGTCATTGATATTTTCCAAAATGGCGTTAAGGTGATAGAATCTATCTATGATGCGAAGAGTAAACTTCAAACCTATACGGAATATGCGTCATCCGGTGCAGTAAAAGCAGTTTCGACCTATACCTATAATGCATTAGGTTTAACAGATAAAAAAACGGTTACTGATGCTTCCGGAAAAGTGACCGATGTTTGGACTTATTCTTATAATGCTAAAAAGCAAGTTGATCACATTGACCATTTGAATGGTCAGGTTGACTATTATGTTAATGGTGTATTTGACCACACCAATACCACTAAAATAGTTGTACAAGATTCTGCTTGGGATACCACCTTTGGATATGGACAAATTGATTTAATTAAAGCATTTGCTGTTGCTGGTATTAATATTAAGGATACTGCACCAACCGTTAAAACTGATTGGAATATGTTGACTTCTCATTTTGATGATGCCTGGTCTGCTGGTTATACTGGTAAAGGCATTGTTATTGCCGTTATTGATTCCGGTATCGATTTGAAAAATGTGGAATTAACGCAACACTTATCAAACTATAGCTGGAATTTTATCGCTAACAATACTAATGTCCAAGATGAATTTGGTCACGGTTCTTTTACAGCATCTTTATTGAATGCGATGAAAGATAGCGATTTAGTCACGGGTGGTGCGTATGATGCAGAGTTGATGGTATTAAAAGTGTCAGATGCAAAGGGTATTGGTAGCGTTGATAACGTGACTAAAGCAGTCTATTATGCAGTAGACCACGGTGCTGATATTATCAACCTATCCATGAATTCGGTATTTACTCAACCTAAACTAGAAGCAGCGTTCAAATATGCCAATGACCATGACGTATTGATTTCTGTATCATCCGGTAATAGTTTGGGTAAAACGCCAAACTGTCCGGCATCTTATGCTAAGACTTGTGATAATGTAGTAGCAGTAGGTGCCACAATGCAGGTTGCTAATAAAGTGGATAACTTCGCAGCATTCTCAAATAAAGCAGGTAGTAATACAGCATTCAATTATGTTGATGCTGCTGGTGTTGCAGTATCGGGATTTGATGCTACAGGTAAAATTGTAACAATGAATGGCACATCGATGGCAGCTCCAATGGTTGCAGCAGAGATGGCAATATTAAAGCAGTATTTGGAAGAAACTCATTCTTACAGTAATTCTGTAATTGATGAGATGGTAATGAACTATGTCTGTCAAGGTACAACTGACATAGGGTTAATTGGTATACACCCTTTAGTAATCTAGGAGAAAAATAATAATGTGCGACCACCCATTTGAATATGTAAGACGTTTTATGATTGCTGGCGATCAAAAAGTTGATGGATCTAATCATCAACAAGCAGCATTATATGAAGAATTGGTGAGAGAAGAAGTTGCCGAATTCTGGGAAGGTATCGTGAATAAAGACGATGTTGAGATCCTAGATGCAATTTGTGACAGTATCTGGGTTTTATCTGGATACGCACATAGCAGAGGTTGGGATATTACTGGTGCATATGAAGAAGTAGCGCGTTCTAATATGAGTAAGGTTGATGGCGAAACTGGTAAGCTACTCAAGCGAGAAGACGGTAAGGTACTTAAACCCGCTTCATTTAGTCCACCGAATCTTGAACCGTTTGTGAAGAAAGATCCAGTCATGCCTGACTATGAAAACATAGTAATGGGATTAGGCGAAGAGTAAAACAGAAAGGGAACTTCGGTTCCCTTTTTTATTGCAAAAAATAAAAAAGTTCTTTACTTCTATTTCTAATCGCGGTATACTAACCCTGTCAATTAAATTATGAGGAAGTGAAAATGAAAGCAGTTATCGAATTTATCAAACGAGCATTTAACGAAGGTCGCAGACAATCTAACAATCAATATGACATCACTTGGAGATAATGTCATGACATGGTTAGAATTTGCGGTATCATTTTTGATAGCAACTTCAATCGTTGCGTATGTTTCGGTTAAAATTGAATTATGGCGAAATAAATGAGTTATAACATCAAAAATCATATTGAAGTCATTGCACCAATGGTCTATACTCACCACTACGGATTAATTGAATATAGCATTTTTATATTGACAATTGGCGCAATATTGATACAATTTGCATTATTGATACGCGAAATTAAATTATGGAGAGAAAACAATGAACGATAAAATTAAACGTCAAATCGAACTGTTAGAAGAAGAACAATTTCGAGCAAAAGAATTTTTAAATAACAATAATTTTGATTGTACTAGCGCCCCATGGGTATTGGTGAGACAATATAGAGATTCTATAAAAGCGCACATAAAAGTTTTAAGATTAAATCTGGAAGAACAATGAACGATAAAATTAATATAATTGCTGTTCAATCAGATTGTGCTGATTATCATAATGATGTATTTAAATTAAATGAGATAACGGAATCAAATTTTGAATTATTTGCCGAGCTTATTATTAAAAGTTGTATCAAAATACACACAGCGATTGATAATGGTAATTCTGTAATGAATACTAAAGACTATCCAGCAGCAGTTTAAATTATTTTGGAGTAGAGCGATGAATTGGTTAGAGAATTGGTTACCAGAACATAAATGCGGATTACATATTTTTCACAATCCACATAAAGATTATTATGAAACTGTAGAGGAATATTTTATAGATTATAGTAGCAAATTCATCTCGCCTGAAGAACGAGAATTATCCATTCAAACAGATGAATTATGGGAAATTAGATGGTATCCAGATACTCCAGTGGGGTTTTGTTATGTACACGCCGCTTCATTAATGGCACTTAAAGAGTATTTTGAAAATGAACGATAAAATTGCAACACTTAGAAAACGTGCAATGGAAACTTATACCTACAGTGATTGTGATGGCGATAATAATCGCGGAACACGATTAAATGAAGAAAAATTCGCTGAGTTAATTATCCAAGAATGCATGGACAATTTATTTTTTCACGGACATGATGAGGCTGCTAATAAATTAAATTGGTTTCGTAGAAATATATTGAGGTAAAATAATGTGGATTTTGATTATGATCGTCAGTCTTAAAGGACAATTTCATCATGATGTTGATGTTAAAAGTGTGTCTGGATTTAAAAGTAGTTTACAATGTCAATCGGTTGGCGATAGAGTAACTGCCAGTTTAAAGAAAACTGACCCCGATTTAAAAATTGAATTTTATTGTGAGCAAAATTGATATGATTATTGATGAACATCTAGGCGTAGAAGCATGGTTATCCTATGAAGATCCTAGATATCCAACATTGGTATTACGAAGCGATGAGTTTGGTTCAATTGGTTATGATTTGAATCTATCTACTGGTGAATTAAAACGAGTCTGTATTTGCGCAGCACATAGCTATAATGAATGCGTTTGCGGCGCTTGGTCTATTGATGAGGACGAACTGTGAACATATTTTACACTGATAAAAATCCTAAAACATGCGCTTCGCACCACTGCGACAAGCACACCGTAAAAATGATTTTAGAATACTCGCAATTGCTTTCTACGGCACATCGGGTTATTGATGGTAAGTTATCAACGGGTATTTCTGATAAAGGTCGTAAAACATCATCTTGGATTCTTTCCGACAATCGCAATGATTTGTTATATAAAGCAACGCATTTGAATCACCCGTCCGCCGTATGGGTAAGACAATCGTTATCCAATTATATGTGGTTGTCGCATCTTCTTGCGGAATTGTGTAAGGAATACACATATCGTTATGGTAAAATCCATAAATGTGAATATTCTGGATTAGTTAATACCTTACTCAATAATGCACCAAAGAACATTCCAAATACTACGTTTACTGAACCTACACCTGCTATGCCGGATGATTATAAAGTTAAAGGCGATTCTGTAAAATCATATATAAATTATATTAACGGTGCTAAGAAACATTTGCACAGTTGGAAAAATAGAGAAGTGCCTTATTTTATTACAGGTTAGATATGATCGCAGAATCATTCGGTAAACATATTAAAGTTAGTTCGGATCGAGATGTATATTTTTTATCGCCGGAAGAATTTTTATCGCTAAATGAATCAATAAACCCTAGATTCGCGCACGGTTGTAATAATCCGGCATTTAATGACAATAAATTTTACAATGATACTAAATTTTTACAAACCTTTATAAAAATTCATGACATGGTATTTTTATTATCATTTGGCGGCGGCGTATTAAAATTCGCTATCGTCGTTGAACCGTTAGAATCTGATAGGATTATGGATTTGATATTAAAGGCAAACGTAAGAAAAACTAAAAATGTTTCGTATAGCATTGCCGCTGAATTATTTAATACAGTATTGGGCGTTATAATTAGTTACATTAACAAATATAACCCAGAGTCTGTATCGTTTTCGGGGTTGACGATAGCACACACTAAATTATATATGAGAGCAGCGAATAATAAACAATTTAAAAGTATTTTTAAAGAAATTGGTTATAACGTAACCGTAAATAATGAAGAAATTAAAATAGAAAAGGAATAAAATAGTGCCATCCTATGATTTTAAGAATACCGAAACGGGCGAAGTGTTTGAAAAGATTATGTCCTACGGAGCTAAGACAGATTATCTAAAAGATAATCCGCATATTGTATCAGTGATATTAACATCGCCATCCTTGGGCGATCCTACCAAATTGACCGCTACGCGAAAGTTTGATAACGGGTTTAATGACGTCCTACAAAAAATCCACGAAAAAACTCCTGGAAGCGAATTAAACAAATTATCATCACAATTGAAATAATCTTATGTCAAAGAAATCTACAAATCAACCTATTATTGATGACCATGATTCGACCAGACAACACCACCCAACCAACACTTTAAAACTAAAGATTGATAACCTCAAAACATTTGACCCGTTGACGCAGAATCAAAGAAAGTTTTTTGATGCTTATAAACAGGGCGATTATTTCGTGGCGTTACTTGGTTCTGCTGGCACTGGTAAATCTTTTGTTTCTATCTATAAATCATTAGAAGAAGTCATGGATAAGGGCAACCCATTTAGCACAGTAGTCATTGTTCGGTCTGCTGTACAAACTAGGGATATTGGATTTACGCCTGGTTCATTAGAAGAGAAGATGTCAATCTACGAAGAACCCTATGTTCAGATATGCTCAACATTATTTGGGCGCAAAGACGCTTACCAAAGACTGAAAGAACAGAGTTACATTGAATTTGTATCCACCACTGCTCTGCGAGGTTGTTCCTTTGATAACAGTATTGTTATATTCGATGAATGCCAGAATGCCGGTTTTAGAGAATTGGATACAGTATTAACTCGTATAGGACACAACTCTAAAATCATTTTCTGCGGCGATTACAGTCAGAATGATTTAATTAAGAAAACAAGCGACACCTCTGGGTTGCCGGACTTTTTAAGAATCGCAGAAGAAATGACAGATTTTACCAAGATAGTATTTACGCCCGATGACATTGTTCGTTCTAGTCTTGTTAAAAATTGGATTATTGCAAAAGAAACTCTTGGGTTATAATGGATAACATCAACGTAGAATTATCTATGATGACAAATAAAATAAATGGGTTGATTTCATTTTCTGATTATATGTTATCAGAAGCAATCAAAGTTATACCGAACGTTTTTTATGGCATTAATACCCCGCATTTTAATGACAGGAAATGGGTTCAATCTAGTTATTTGAATTTTAAAATGGATCATTCTACTATCTTTTTAGTCAATGGGTACGCGTATATATTAGATATTTTTATTGTTGATAACAAACCTAATATTGTATTAAGGACTAATCCAGTTAAATACGATGATGAATCAACAGAACAAGTATTTAAACTGGCATCGCCTTCGAGGAGAAATAGAGCACAATCTATGCCCTATGCACATGTTGCCACTTCTTTTTCAACTGCTATTAGTATTGCATTGGATATAGGTAAACGACAAAATTATCATAAGTTGAAATTTACTGCATACGATCCTCAATTACTCAAGCAGTTTTATGATAAATTGTTCAGCAATACAATATTCAAAAACAGCGTTAGCGAATCTGGGTGGGACGTATCAAACGTCGACGATGATTTCTTCTTTGTTCAAAAATAGTTCTTTACTCTTTCGCGATGTTGGAGTATACTTGTCTCATACGTTAATTTTTAAGAGGTTGTTATGGTTAGAAATAGGTATTCTTTAAAGAGTGTTTCATTAGAAGAACTGTTATTCGTCAATCGCCGACACAGACTTGGGCAGTTTGCCCCGCTGATAACCAGACGAGATGCACATTTCAAATGGGTCGCAAGACTCAATAAAAACAATCAACATACAATGGGGACGGAATTATGAAAAAGTTTCTGGTGTTATTACTAGTAAGTTCTTCCGTGATAGCAGACGGACATCATCACCATCACGGGCACCATAATGCTTGGATTGCACCTGTCATTGGTGCTACGATCGGCGGCGCGATTGTTTATAATTATACAAGACCGCAGTATCAACCAATACCACAACCGTATCCTTATGGTGGGTATTCTAACCTATATCATTATGAAACCATTTTTGATAGTTCTTGTTATTGCTACAAACAGATTTTAGTGTTAAATTGATGAGAACATTTTTTGATTATGATTTTCCGAATTTAGTTCAAAAGAATGAGAACGGTTCTAGGGTTTACGTAACCCCAACGGGCGAAAAATATCCATCCGTCACTTCGGTTACGGGATTCGGTAACGCTAAACACATTAATGAATGGCGGGATAGAGTAGGACACGAAGAAGCAGAACAAATTACAAGACGCGCTGCCAATCGAGGAACTCGTATACACACGTTGTGCGAAGACTATCTACTTGGCAATGATGTAAAAGCAGACATGTTTGATAAAGAAGTGTTCAATTCTATGCTACCGCATATAGATAAAGTCGGTGATATTCATTGTATTGAAAAACGAATTTACTCGCATGTTTTAAAAGTTGCCGGAACCGTTGATTTAATCGCAACCTTTGAAAATGAACTTGCTGTTGTTGACTGGAAAACATCAAGACGGGTTAAAGACATCGACGAAATCGGCGGTTATTTCATGCAAGCAGCAGCGTATTCTCAATGTTTCTATGAATTGACTGACGTTAATATAGATAAATTAGTAATCGTAATGGGAATTGATGATCATCCTGCCAAAGTTTTTATTGAAGATAAAGCAGTTTGGTTAAAGAAGTTTAAAGAACAAAGATATAAATATTACGCGGTTAAAAAAATATAAATAATTACTGACAAGGGTAAAAGTCAAAGGACTGAGGATACTTGGTCGAAGATACCGTTCATTTTCTACTCAAAGGTAAAGTAGGAAGCAAAAGAGATCCACCATCTATGGGATCGGTCATATTGCAGTTTAATATGACTTTAACTAAGAAGAGGAGATTTTGTATGTTTTCCAAATACAAATCTATAATTATATTATTGTTATTAGCGACCAATGTACAAGCGCAATCAAAACAACATAAACAAGTAAAACAACCAATTCACAAAATGTCCGGAACTGCTTCTTGGTATTCTTACCAAAAGGGTAATCGTTCTCATAAAACGGCATCGGGGGAAATATTTAACCCCAAGAAGATGACCGCCGCTCATAAGACGTTACCATTCGGCACTAAGGTGAAGGTTACTAACCTCGATAACAAACAATCGGTAGTTGTAACTATTAACGATCGAGGACCATTCGTTCGGGGACGCATAATCGATCTTAGCAAAAATGCAGCACATAAAATTGGTATCACCGGAACGCAAAAAGTTGCCATGAAAGTCATTTCCTGACGAAAAAGTTCTTTACTTCTGTTCTAGGTTGCGGTATACTAATCCTGTCAATTAAATTATGAGAGGTTGTTATGGTCGAAGAGCGCGACGAAATTATTGTTATTGATGACGAATTGGATGTGGATGCGTTTATTTCTTATGTATCCGACTCCGTAATCTACGCCCAACAAGCATCTAACCAATCGAACAGAGACGAGGATGATAGATAATGGAACTAATGGTTCTTCTCCAGTTAAAACACTGGTATGTTGATTTTGTTAATCAGTCTATGGATGAGGTAAGGGCAAAGGGTGAATACGGTAATCCTCTGGGTTTATGGCATAGTATTAAGCATGCTTTTTTTACTTTCCTTATCTTTCTGTTGGTTGATTTGGATTTGGCTGTGGCACTATTTGCCTTGGATTTTATTCTTCATTATCATATAGACTGGGTTAAAATGAATTATGGCAACCAAGATATCAATACTCCACAGTTCTGGAATCATCTTGGTTTAGACCAGTTAGCGCACCAGTTATGTTATATTTTGTATGTTTATCTTTGGTTATTAGGAGTTTAGTATGGAAATTTATATTGTTGCTAGATCGAGCGAAGACGGTTATATTAATATTGATTCTTGCCATCGAGAATATGGCGAAGCGGATGCCCGTGCTGAAGAATTGATTGCCGAGGACGATTGCGAATGGGAAGTTATTCCTTCGGAGATCGATTAATGCTACCGCAACTGAATGAGATTGACCTAGAGTTCAATAATGTTTTTCAACAAGGCGAGTTAAGCGTAGACGATAAAGTCACTGCTATCGTTAAACATATACCAACGGGTTTGACTGCAGACTGCGATTACGAACGATCTTGGATGTATAATAGAAACATTGCTTTAGGTATGTTAACGCAGAAAGTGCACGATTATTATGGAACAAAACGATATGAATAAAACTTACGTTAGAATTTTAGCAGCAGCAACTGAACGTCAATTTGATATATTAAAAGAAATCAAACAATTTCTAACGGCAGAAATTGAAATGATGGATCAGTTCTTCGAAGAATTCCTTGCCCGTAATGAACTCATCCGCAGAAAAAAGTCTAACGCAAGTTGGACGATTTATACAAAGAAAACTGCCGAGTATTGCGAAGTTGTCGATAACCTAAAAGTGGTTGATTATTATCTGGAGAAATTTAATGTTTGAAACCGCAAGAGATTTTTCGATTCACATAGAAACAACCGCCATTGAACACAATTTGAGCGTAGTCGACGTTCTATTGCAATACTGCGAGGATAATTTCATTGAACCGGATGAAGTTGCGAAAATGGTCAGCAAACCGTTAAAAGACAAACTTGAATTGAACTTCATCGAGATGAATTATTTGCCCAAAACGGCATCATTGGAGATTTGATATGAATACATTTATTTTATTATTAAAATCTTTGTTATACGTTATCTGTATTTTATTCTTTTCTGCAACCGCAACGTTGTTCTTTAAAGATATTATCGTTTATAATATAAGAAATGACCAACCTAAAATGGAAGAGATAACACCAACGGAACCCGAAAAACCATTGTACATCATTTCGCCTAATAAAGAAGTATAATGGACGGATATAAAGCATACAAATATTATCTCGCCGTTAAACTGCATTTTACTCGGAGTTCTTATGACATATTCGAGAAACGAGGCGCAGTCAAGTATACACTAGAGCAATTTGAAAAAAGAAACGATAAAATGATTTTTGAAAAGATTGCCCGTAAATACCCAACTGATCAAGAATTAATTCAGTTCTACGTTTCTAATATTGCATATGGTAACGAATCGCCCGTCTACGAAATAGAGGAATCAGAAGGTTATTATCTAAATTGGATCAAAAGAAAAGAATCAATTACTCAAGTGTTTAAAAATGATTTAAGCATTATCATTAACGACGCTTATAAAAACAAGTTGAAGAAAGATTCTATTTTGGACTTTACTTTTAACCAACAACCCAGTGTACTAACTTTGTATCTTGGTAAACGCATCTCGTTGGAAACGGTTTCTATACTCAATGACTTCTTAGGTCTTACCGATTTATGGAACATGTCTGGGTTCGTTATGACCTTCTGGGATTCTGAAATAAAAAGAATATATAAAGCAAAAAGGTTTGTTAAATATGACAAACAACGGATCTGTCCTCTAATTCAAGAGTTTGAAGAAGAGTTACAGGATTTATAAATTTCCGGTGGCGTTACGGGAATGATAGTAAACAACGTCAATACTAAAACTATACTCAATAATACTAAACTATACTCAAATAAGGAAAAATATATGTCATTAGATATCGCAGCACTTCGTAGATCCCGTTCAACTGACTTCTCAAAAATCACATCTGAATTAGACAAAATCGCTAATCCGCAATCCGGTTCTAGAAACGATGACCGTCTTTGGAAATTAGAAGGCGATAAACTTGGTAATGGTACAGCGACTATTCGGTTTCTTCCTAGAATTGACGGCGACCAATATGAATTACCTTGGGTTAAATTGTTTTCCCACGGTTTTCAAGGACCAACCGGTAAATGGTATATCGAAAATTCTCTCACTACTTTAGGACAAGATGATCCAGTTGGCGAATTAAACACATCGCTCTGGAACTCCGGAACTGAAGCAAATAAAGAAATTGCTCGTAAACAAAAACGTCAATTGTCTTATTATGCAAACATTCTTGTCATCTCCGACCCTAAACACCCAGAAAACGAAGGAAAGGTTTTTATCTTTAGATTCGGTAAAAAGATTTTCGATAAAATCATGGATAAAGCAAAACCTACATTCGAAGATGAAACTCCGGTGAATGTATTTGATTTGTGGGAAGGCGCTAACTTTAAATTTAGAATGCGTAAAGTTGCTGGTTATTCTAACTATGATGAGTCTGTGTTTTCCGATCCTTCCGCCATCGCAGAAGATGAAAATAAACTTGTACAAATCATGAACGCGCGTCATAACCTACAAGAATACTTGTTACCAAGTAATTTTAAAACATATGACGAGTTGAAGAAAAAACTTGATTCTGTATTATCGGCGGACACGTTTACGCCGAGAACTGCGGAACAAATTGCAGAAGAGTTTGATGTAAAAGAAGCACCTTCCATTCCGTCTGCGGACGCGCCTAAACCCTCGTCATCGACGTCCAGTTCATTTGACGGAGACGATGACGATGCGTTAGATTATTTTAAACGATTAGCAATGGAAGACTAAGTAATAATGAGAGGGGAATATTCCCCTCTTTCTTTATGCATTAGCGAATCTTGATGATACATATCTACGGGTTGTATCATCATTATTTCTAGTGGATAATCTGACTGTTTGATTTTGAATCGTTTGATTATTTACCGTCGGCGCGGATACAATAGTATTACCATTACCGCCAGACATTTTCATATCTTCTTTTGTTGCTTCAATGGTTGAAGACTTATCATAGACAGCATTGGCTTCTTCTCTATTCGGTTTAATGATGTAGTCTGTGCCAGATGTTTCAGGTTTACTGACTGGGGACAATCCACCTGATTCTAGTATCTTCAATCGTTCTAGATCTTTACCTTCAAATTCATTAGTGGCGATTAATGTTTTGATGTCAGAGGTTGGTAATTTTTCAATCTTAGACCAATCATCAACATGCGGCGTAAATCCTAGACCATATGATATTGCATCTTCTTTTCTAAGTTTCTGTATTAAGTCAAATCCGCCTTCGCCAAATGATTCTGCAAATGCTTTAGCGCCTTCGTGGGCAATTTCACCAGCAGTTAACGCCATTCCTGCTGGTCCAGCAACTCTCGCGATACCACTCAGTGCCTTAGTTGCCACGCCACCAACCGAGGAAGCAGTTTTGCTTAAAACACCCGTCGCACCTTCTAGTATGGGCGATGCTTTTCCAATTACTTTACCAGCAGTTGAAGATGCACGCTCGGCAATTTCTATTCCTTTGTCAACAATAACAGTACCAGCATTGCTTATGATTTTACCTTTGGTTGACCCGCTAAATGCCTCAATTAATCCTTTACCGCGTTCTGCGATTGAAGATAGACCACCTTTTAATCTAGCACCAAGCGACTTTTTACCAGACATAACATCGGTCATTTTAGAGCCGCCCCATTTACCAGATTTGGGCGATTTCCCTTTAGATTTACCGCCTCTATCGAATGGAGATAAATCTGTAATAGCATCTGTTATGGTATCAAAGAATCCACCCTTTTCTTCTTTCTCGGTAGAACTTTTATCTGTCTTTGTCTCTACTTTAAATGACCGAGTGTTTTCTTCGATCTTTCTTAGCAGAACAATAGTTTCATCTTGTTTCTTACCTTGTTCTACTTGCGCTTCATGCGTAGTATTATTAATTACTTCTGCTACAGGTTGTTTATCTGTTGTGAATATCGGTGTTTGTTTCTTACCTTGTTCTACTTGCGCTTCATGCGTAGTATTATTAATTACTTCTGCTACAGGTTGTTTATCTGTTGTGAATATCGGTGTTTGTTTCTTACCTTGTTCTACTTGCGCTTCCATACTAGAAGCAGATTTAATACCCAACTTTGATTGTCTTTCCGCTAAATCTTGTTGATCCTCTAGCAGTAATTTACCAATACCAGCAACACCTTGTTTATCTTTTATTGAACTAATCTGCTCATCAGATAAACCCAAATCTCTATATTCCTGCAACTTGGCATCGTTTCGTTTTATTGCTTTGGCAATCTTTTGATTTTCAGCATAATCCTTTTTTAATTCTGCATCAGTTTTAATATTACCCAACAATTTTTGTTCGCGGATAAATTTACCTCTATCTTCGCGCTTTTCAAGAATATTGGATATTACACCACCAGAACCTTTCTGTACTAAACCCATTGCATTTAATACATTGGATAAAGATAATGTACCACCCTTTTCAACTTTTGTGAACGATTTAGCAATATCTTGCTTTTTCTTTGCTATTTTTTCGCCAATAGTATCAAATGTTCTAGTTTTTAATGATTCGCCTATATCCGATGCTTCTGGTTTATCATATACCGATAATGGTAAGGATTTAGTCTTTGATTGAGAACCTTTGATTACTTTAGTAAGGTCTGCAAATCCCTTTGCCATTATTTTACTAATGTTGACCAAATTCTTATCAATTGATTTGGAATAGTCTAACGATTTATCCTCATCTTTTTGAATAATCCGCTCTTCAGCCAATTGAGCAGCATCGATTATTCTGGTATCCCTTAAAACTTTATCAATCTTGTCTAGGTATGTCGAATTTGTTTTGGTTGCAGCAAGGAGAAGATTTTCTCTATCCATCCCAGCACGTAGCAAATCATTCATCCAAGAAGGCTGCATCCCTCTGCCGCTCCAAGTTTGCTCTGGATTGGTTGGGTTTTGATACATTACCCCGCCTTTCTTGGCATTATTTTGTATCTGCTTTGTTCTATAGGGTTTCGCCATGATTTACTATCCGTGTTGTTTTTGCTGGAGACGATTTTTTTCTTCTTCTAGGTGTTGCACTAATAATGAAACATAGATTTCTTTTTCATAGGGAATTAAATCTTCCACTTCTGTCAATGAGTATTTGTGATATTGCATGAGCGAAAAATTCATCTTATAGTAATTAAGCAAATCTTCATGGCTCATGCACATCAAAAAAAACTTTCTAAACCTTCAAGCACTAATTGATTGCTTGCGTTACAAACTGGACAGGTATAATTAACTTCTTGTTTCATTTTTGGCATTGTTTCAAAGAAGTTCTGAATATGTGAGAATTGATCAGAATCCAAATCATTCAAGAATTCTTCTAGCTCTGTTCTAGACTGTTCTTTGGCATAATAGATTTCTTCGCTATCATAGATGTAATCAATACAATCAATCACGATATCAAATAAAGTATCAATATTTTCTGATTTTAAACTATCAATCTTTTTAATAATTTCGATAGTAGGATATTTTAATACAACACCCACATCATCGAATAATGGAATCTTTTTAATATGCGCCGGATCAAATTCCACTTTAATATTAGTCAAATCAAATTTGATTTTAACTTTTGCTTTTTCATCATCACAATGCTGGCATCTGAATATCAATTCTATTTCTTCGCCAACTGATTTTGCTCTAATCTGAGTGAAGATATATTCAATATCAAATATAGCCAATGAGTCTACGTCGATATTAGTCTGAATACAGGATTTGATAATATCTTTCAATGTATCCAACATTACATCTGGATCTTCGCTTTGTTGTGCCAATAATAATGATTTCTCATCTCTAACCAAGAATGGTCTATATTTAACCATTTGATTAGTTGATGGCACGGTTAAATTATAAACAACCGATTGTCTTTTTGGTAATGCCATTATCTTATCCTTTATTCATATCATTAAGCATTTTAGCTAGGTCTGTCGTTGACCCATTAAATATTACATTATTTTGTGTTAGGTTGCCCGATGACGCTTCTTTTTTAGTAATACCCGATACTTTTTGTTTTTGTTGATGGGTATCCATAATCTGAGCATTAATCTCTGCCATTTGTTTCATCATGTTAGACATAACTTCGTAGCTTCTCGGATTTTCAGATTGTCTTGAAATATCCATTAGATCCATTAACGCATCTTTACCCATATCAAGTAAATCATAAAGATTAGACCGCACATTCTGGTAGTCAGAATCAACCATTTCTTCATGATTATCAGACACCACAATATCGGTTTTCTGCGGCACAATTATCGCTTTATACTCTGCCGGTTCTATATCAAATATATTTGCTAAGTTGTCATCAATTTTCATAGTATTATGCCAATCGTGTATCTGTTATTCCCGTGATAGTATTTTTAATCTCTGGCTTGATCGTAGAATAATAATTCCTATCTTCTTCTGTACTGAAAACATGATCCCAATATTTGTAGGTTAAAGTTACTGTCAATTTCATTATATCCTTTGCGGCGTAATCCATTTGAATAGCACCGATTGATTTTGGATAACATTCATGTAGATTGATTTTATAAACTTCATTGTCTTCTAAATCTTCAACATGAATATTAACGTTAGTGATATATTGATCATAATAATTAAATGTTTTATCCACCGGATTCATAA